GCACTGCCAAGTGCACCTCCCCGGAGTAATGAGCTCCGAGAGGAGACTCAGTCCTCCTCAGCGGCCTAAGCCGCCACCACCGGGAGATCCCGGTGGTGTCCTGGTTCCTCCTCAGTACGGAAGGAACCACCCGAGCTTCATGCTGACGGCTCGAGGACGTCCACTACGGTGGAGGTGTTCACTGTCGGCGAATGGCTCGTCGCCTTGTTTCAGCAAACACTTGAGCAGGGCACCATGTCCATCCAACGGGTTAACCGGTGATTTGGACTTGGGAACAAACCCCTTTACCAAAGGGGAGTGCAGTGTTGGGTGCATCCTCTGGGTTTCATACCCAAAGGACACACTTACACGACCCAGCACAGGAGATTCCTCGGTAACGATCGGATAGTGCCCGTTAAGGACACTCTCCAGCAAGTCATCGAGCCATCTCGCCGTCCGCCAAAGCCCCAGCTCATAGAACTGGTTCCTCAGTGAGACGGTCGAAATGATCTCCTCTACCGCATGGAGTGATGTCGGAAGCTCTCTTCTAACCTTGGCGATTGAAACCGCCTGGCCGTCGTAGAACTCCCGGCCGCAAGACTCTCTGAACTTTCCAGTCCAGAAAGACTTACGCTTGTTGACCTTGAACCCGAAGGTCTCCAGCAACAAGATCACTTCAGGCACGCTCTCCACGGGGACAATGATGTCGTCCCCGTAGATTCGCACAGAATCCTCCAGGTCTCTAAGGAGACCCGGGGAGACCGGCTGGTTGAGCTGCTTCGCAATCCCCATCACAGCCACGGTCAAGAAGACCATGGCCTCGACAGGGAAAGTTACAGCTGAACCCATTGACGCGAACTTGACTAGGCGCAAAACGCCATGGCCAGGTACGTCTGCGTGTGTTGACCGACACGCTTCCAGACCCCTACGCAAATGGGGAAAGGTCGCAGTGAGAGTCTGCACGAGGAGCAACGTGACGCGGTCACTCGCTTCGCTCAGGTCGAGCGTAGCAAGGGATCCATCCTCGGATCCGATTCGAGCCATGTTCTGATTAGGAACTTGGTCTTCAAAACCGACCATACCGAAAGCCGGGTTCAACCCTTTTGGGGTATTCCTCGACTCGAGGTACTCAACGAACCTCGCCATGAGACCTTGTTGCACGTATTGCATGCAAGTAGGCTCCATAGCAATGATTCGCGCTGTGGTTGCCGTCTTAGGCACAGGAACGACCCTTACGGGCCGCTCCTCACCAGGTTCGAGGAACCGCACGCGAGGAAGGACATCCATGTGATGCCTCGGATTGGCCACAATGTATTCCCCGAAGGGGAAGATTTCATCGAGCCGTTCCGGCCACTCGAACTGATCGAACTTCTCGTTTCCGCGAAGTCGGTCAGCGGTGGCTCCCGGTCCATGGTTTGGAGTGATGCGACAGTGGTAGACGTCTTCGTCTACTTGCTGCAACACTCCTCCAAAGAGGACCAGAGACGCCTTGCGAAACTCCTCCAGCAAGCTGGAGGAAATCTCGTGTTGGAGTCTGCGCAGTTCCTGCTCACACTCGATGTAGCCTTCGATCGCCTTCTCGATAAGCGCCTTATCAGGCAGCTTGAGAAGCTTCGCGTTCATCAGCGTCAGCTGACGGATGGCGAATATTGCGTCGATGTCAGGCTCTTCGAGCAACCAACCTGAGTCCACGTCGAACACGAGTTGCATGAATCCCACAAGAAAGCGTGGGGTCCGCGGAGAGTCCGGGTTAAGCCTTGATTTTGTCTTGGCCCAACCTACGAACGCTCCATCTGCAATCCTTCCTTCGTCTAGACTCCTTTCGAAGTCCTTACCAAAGAGAGGAAGTGAGACAGTCAGAAACTTCTCACCTTCGTGCTTGACGCGCGACAGGGCCGTTTGAAGGTCCCTGTCGGTGCTCACGTGGCACTGGTCCCCCAAATCTTGGAGGACCTCCTGCCAGAGATGCATGAGGCTTTTCATCTCGCCCTTTCACGGGTCGGGATCCGGAGTCATGCTCTCGTCCCTAGAAGTATCTGACTCCTAGGGATTTGATCCGTTCAGATCAGCTCTCGCCACCAAGAACCTTGGTGATGTTTGCTCCACTGGACGCAGTCAGCCACTCAGTGAGCAGCTTTGCGTTGGCCAGTGCCTCGGCGTTGGTGAACCCAGTCGTCGGCTCGTCGATCGTGAAGTTACAGCTCATGCTGTACTCACGGTTGACACCGGAAGCGAAGGGGTCCGCCGCCACCTTGGTGATGGTGAGCTTCACCAGACGACGCGATCGCTTGCCATTGGCATGCGAAACGGTCAGCTGGTAGAGGCCGTCTTCCTTCGTGTAAACGGCGGAAGACGCACCAGTACCCGTACGCGGAAGCGTGTGGGTAGCGGTGCCACCAACGGTGAGAATCTGAGGATCGGAGAACATGACACATCTTTCTGACAGTGTGAGGCCTGGATGGCCCCATTGTTGGGACCCTCCTGCTTGTGCAGAAGGGGTGAAACATGTCTCAGTTGAGACGTCGCGGCCAACGGGAGATCCCGAGAGCCGCGATGATGGCCTGTTGCGACGATGAAAGACCGTCGTACTGAAGGCCGAACCCGTATGGGGTTGCACGGATGCGCCGCTTTCTTTCACAAGAAAACGTTTGACCCGTGCGGACAAATGTCGGGCCTACCAAATTGGTAGCCTTGAACTTGCCCTCCCACTGGTACTCAACTTCACACAGCGTTCGCTGCATCAGG